TTCGCCCTGATGCGGCTTGTATTTCGAGGTCCGGACGGGCTCTGCCATCCCGAACCATCTGCCGTTACGAAACACCTTCAAGATCCGGTGATGGATCGGAACCAGAATATTCTCTTTCATCACAGCACCCCCATCGCAAACCAGACCACCAGACCGGCGGCCATGGCGTAGGCGATGAGGCCCCGGAAAAGTAGCCGCCGGAGTTTTCGGGCGGACTCCCGCCTCTCCTCGTTCAATCTCAAATACCCCTGCGCTCTCACTTCCTGTACGGTTTCCATGCCTCCCCTCCTTCACTCAATATTTCCGCACTCATCGACCCGGTGAAACTCGTTCGCCAAATCCTTCAACGCGACCTGCGCCTTTTCCGCGTCCTCGCAACCCCCGAAATCGATCCGGCAGAAATGATAGGCCAGCTGCGCGGCCAGCCGACGGTCGGCCTTGAAATTAAACGAACCGCAACGAAATGACAGGCCAGACGAAAAATCGAGGTTCGCCTTGGAGAGGTCCGCCTTGGAGAGGTCCGCCCCGGAGAGGTTCGCCTTGGCCCTTAATGCGGCCCCGATACATGCAGAAATGGTTTTGTGTTTCCCCTCGTACAGAATTTCACCCGAAAACCTGTGCTTGATCTGCATGCTCCCCTCCTTATTTTGTAATGTACGCAATCGTTCAGTCAGAAAAAAGGGCGGTCTGTTTCCTTCTATTGGCCAGCCCTGTCATGTTCTTAATGGATTGCGCCCAATATGATTCCTTTAGTTCCATCCCTATTCCGTATCGCCCCATCGTTACGGAACAATAAACGACGCTACCGATCCCACAGAACGGGTCCAGAACCACATCCCCGGGGGCGCTCCACAGCTCAAGACACCGCTCGATGGTGTCAAGTTGAAGCGGGCAAACGTGCTTTTCGTCGCTTGAATCCCTTGCGATTTCGGATGAAAGAACCCGCGTCTGCCGGATATCGAACCATACCGGGGAGGCATATCGCTGCCATATCTCATGGCTCATTTTGTTTTTACGCTGGTCTTCGTGGTAGTTCGTGTTGTGAAACTCCTGCTCCCCAATATATTCCTTGAATCCCTTCGGCCTCGCAATGGGCTTGGGGTTTTCCCCGGGCTTCCGCATGACCACAATATAATCCGGGAGGCCCTGCCCGCACCTGGACGAATCCTTACATACCTGCTTATGGGCCAGCGACAGAGCCTTCGTCCTGACGGCCTGAACAAGGGGGTCCTTCCATATACAAACCTCGGAATGGAAGATGAACCCCTCCGACTGGAACAGCCTTATGATGTCCCCCCGGAAATCATGAATCCCGATAAACCCGTCATGCTGGATCGTTGCCGGAAGGTTCATGCAATGAATACAGACGAGGCGTCCTGGCATAGTAACCCGGAAGATTTCAGGTGTCAGATATTTGAAGTGTTGAAAGAAGTCATCTTTCTCCCGGCAATTCCCCATGTCACGGCTACTATTTGAGTATGTGAACATGGATGCGAACGGGGGCGAGAAAACAGACAGGCCAATGGTCCCGTCTTCGAGGTCACCTATCAGCTCTATATTGTCGCCAAGGTGAAGCTCGTAACCATCTCCCCGGTGAGCGTCCTTCCGGTAAACGAAGTCTGCATGGGAGACCTGTCTTATTTCGTCAACGGATATATCCTTCATGTGTTCTATCATTTCGGCCCTCATTCTTTGGGCATCGGCCTCTTTCCGCTTCACGTTCTCGACGATGTTACCCTCAATGTCCGTGGTGATGATGTGACAGTTTACGGGGCTGTTTTGGCCGAACCGCCAGCACCTACGGATGGCCTGATAAAATGCCTCATATGAGTCGGAGAGCCCGGCAAATATCACATTATGGCAGTTCTGAAGGTTAAGCCCGAATCCGGCGACCTTCGGTTTCGTTACCAGGATCCGATGTTCCCCGTTTACGAACCCCAAAAGGAGTCGCTCCTTGGTGTCGTCATCCTGTGACCCCGTTACCTCGACGGCCCCCGGAATTGCGGCACTTATTTCCTGGGATTCCCGGTTAAGGTCGCACCATACAAGCCATTGTTCCGTTTCGTTTATCATCTCCTTGATGGCCGATATTTTTTTCCCGACAGACTCACGCCTTGCGGCCCACCTCTCGTTCAGGGTTTCGGCCTTCATTGCAAAGAGTTTACCGGGAAGTGGTTTCCCGAATTGGATTACTTGCTCCTGGATGTTTAGGGGTGGAAGGATAAAGCCGTTATCGTCAAACCCCAGCTCTGACGGCCTCGACAACATGACGGCCCATGAACAGAGCCACTTCCAGAACTTATATTCCCCGTGACCCTTCAGCCTCCACGTCCGGACATTGGATGTGTCATTTATAAAGAATAGGGAAAGCATTTCGGCCCGAGTAAGAACATTCAAGAAGGCGCTGTGATTCCCGAGCTCAATGAAATCATTCGGGGCGGGCGTAGCGGTACAGGCCAGCTTGTAGGGGGTCCGGTCAAAAGATGCAATGATTTGGTTTCTGAACTTTCCATCGAAGGACTTTAAAATGGAGGATTCGTCAAGGATTATCCCGGTAAAACTGCCGGGATCAAACTTGTGGAGTTTTTCGTAATTGGTCACATTGATTCCGGTCACGACATCACGCTGCGATTCACACACGGTAACGTCAATGCCGAACTTGCGCCCCTCCCTGTGGGTCTGTTTTGAAACGGCAAGCGGGGCCAGGATAAGAATTGAACCGCCAGCATGGGCGCATACCTGGTCGGCCCATTCAAGTTGCATGGGGGTCTTCCCGAGGCCGCAGTCGGCAAAGATGGCCGCCCTTCCCCGCCGACAGGCCCACGACACTATCGCAGACTGAAAATCATAAAGGGGAAGTCGGACCCTTCGGGGCTCGAATCCGGACGGCCTGTCAATGACTTCCTTTTCTTTTAAAAACTCCTCATACCTCAATGGGCTCACCCCAGATGATTGCCGATCTTCTGTCCCGGACCCTCCCGATTTGTTCATCGCTTGCCCGCTCATAATGCTTACACCCTCCCTCCCGATCAAGATAGGGCATCATTGTTATGACGCCCAGAGCGCACGCCTCATAATTGTAGTGGAAAGTTTTCTCCGTTCTTAGATAGGCCCATTTACAGGTCCGGCAGGGGTTCACTTCTTGCCCCCATAATAAGCCGCGATCTTCTCCCAGGATTCAATATCCCCGCGGCTCTTGCCGTTCACAATCCGGCACAGAGTCGGAATCTGTATTCCGATCCGGCCAGAAAGCTCGGTCAGGGTCATTTTCGTAAGGTCAGTTTTGAGTTTTTCAAGAAGTTTCTTAAACATTTCATCCTCCGTGGTTGCAGGATAACAAATAGGACTCAGCTTGTCAAGAGGAAAATTACATTGTGGCAAATCTTTTAAAAAGGGCCGGTCCCGTGGGAGAGAGGGCACAGCTAAAAAACCCCGCGTCTCTTGGCAGGAAACGCGGGGCTACGATAATAGGGTCCACGTTGGGCCGGGGGAGTAGATTTAATAATCTCACCCCTCGCCGGAAGAGTCAAGAAAAATAGGGTGGCCCCGGGGAAAGGAGGGAACCCGGGGCCCCGCACGGAGGGGGCCGTGCGGTCAGGATACTTTCCGAAATGGAACCCATCCTTTCGCTTTTTCAATCACCTTCCCGACCCATGGATACCGTTTCGCAAGACGGGCGACGAGGGCGACAATCACGGAGGCCGTGACGGGGTTCTGGGAAACGAAATCCCTGATCCAGGTCGCCGCGTCAACGATGTACTTGTCAGGATAGATCATCTTTTACGTCCCTCACTTTCCACAGATGGGCCGATCCGAGACTCACGCCCCAGAACATCGGCTTCCGGATCCAGGCGGACTTTCCCCGGACCTTCATGGCCTCCTGGAAAACGGCGTTTGCCTGATGCCAGGTACATTCCGGAAGGGCCCCCTTCCGGAACAGGTAGTCGTGGACAACGGCCTCATGGTGCGACCTTCCGCCCCAGAACCAGTAAGCAATCGGAACCCTGGGGACCGAAGCAAGGTCGGTCACGAACCCGGCGGGAACCTCCACCCGGCCCACGATATCGGATTGATAGACGAGCGGGGCCGTCAACTGCCAGCGGTTGTCGGCGTCAAGGGCCTTCAGTTTCAAGCATGTCAGGAACGTAGCCATACCGCCTCCGGTAAGTCCATCGTGTCACAATGGATATGCTTTTGATAAACCCCGACTCTCGAGAACCCCGCCAGGAAAAGCCCCCGGAGAATCCTTGAGCGGTCATGCGAATTAAGACAGAGAATGTCTGCCGCCTTCCGTTCGACGTGGTTCCGGGAAGCCGATCCGACCGCCTTGTTTCGGTTCTCGCAGCGGTAGCCGGATGAAATCACGAACGGGATGTCCGCCATGATCCGGGCCATTTCCAGGGCGTCAAGAAAGGTGTCATCCATCGGGGGACTCTCGCCGCAACATGGACAGCGAAACTCCTCCTGCTCGAAGTGGGGGCGGATCTTCACGTCCCCACCTTTATGCCCAGGGCCGCCGCCACCCCGCCGACGATCCCGCCGAGAAAGGACCAGCACTTGTCGAAACGGGACTTGGTTTCGATGACCTCGAGGCGCCTGTCCATGGATTTCAGAGTTGAGAACACAAGCCAATCCCTATTGTCGGTTGACATATGTTCCCAGTCACGTTCCGTGACGGTCATTCTGCTGCCGTTCTTGTCGCTCGCCATTTGCCAATCCTTTCAGACGGGGAGTTGTCACCTCCCCCGTGCCGTCCTTCCCCTATTTCAGCATTCACATTCGGGCCACATGGGATTCGGGATGATTTCCAGAACCTTGTAGTTGCCCGGGAGATCAACCACCTTCCCGTAAACCCAGGACCCGGCCGGAAGGGTGTCGCATCCCCACGGCATCGCGGAAACGGTTTTGCGGATGGGGGCGATCTTCGTTCCGGCCCCTCCCGCAACCCAGATGACGAAGTAGCCGACGTTCTCGACCCATGCGAACTGATGGGCGAGGGAATGGGGAACCTTCGGGGGATTGGCCCTGTCGTCGGCATCGGTGGCCTTCGTTGCGACCTCGCCGGGAAACGCGATTTTCAGCCGGTCATAAACCGCCTGGGGGGATGCGGCATATTCCAGGGCCGCCAACCTTGCTTCCAATGCGGTGATTTTTTCCTCATTCGTTGCCATGTTTTTCTCCTTTCATTCATTCCTTGATATTGATGAAGCGCATGAGCGCCTCAATTTCCGCCGGGGTGAGCGGCGGGCTTGCCTCCAGGTCGGATGAGATTCTTTCCATGTCGGCTATTTCGATTTCGACCCGCTGAAGTTCCGCCAGAGCGTTCAGAAAGGCCGGAACGTCCGCAAACTTCACGCCCTTGTCGTCCGCGATGACGTCCCCCTTCTTCCAGGACCGGACGACACGATTCCCCCGCCGCTCCTCGCCGTCCGATTCGTGTTTAAGGGCATGCTCCTGGATGAGCCTTTGTTTCTCCTCGAAATAAGGAACCCCTTCCGTTCGTAATTTGTGGCTGAGCCGGGCGAGCCATATCGAGACTTCCTTGGATTCAAAGGTTTTCTTCCTCGCCGACTGGAAATCTTCCCCGCTTGCGACCTCGATGTCTGCGTACTGGATTTTCATTTCGCTCCTTTCAATTCCTCGATTTTCCCGTCAAGTTGCCGGATCGCCCCCATGCACAGGGCGATCATCGTTGCCACGCACAGATAGGGCTTTCCGTCCCCGTTTTTCTGGATGTCACCCTTTTTGAATTCCCCCTCGTCCGCCGGGTATTTCGGCAGTAACCATTCAGGAATCGTATTGTCGTCAATGATTTCAAGGCCGGAAACGGGGTCCGTCTTGCCGGAACCGGCAATGGCGTGAATCGCGGCCAGGTCGTCATGCAAATCGAGATGAGGCCAGTCTCCGACTACGAGGGCGTTTTTGGAATACATATAATTCCATTCCGACCCGGAGCCGCCCACGTTGTAGGTGTCTGCGGAGGACGGAACGACATGGCCGGTCACGGCTACCCCGCTTGCATAGGTGGCGAATTTCAGGGAATTGTCATAAAACAGCGTGACGTAGTAATGCCCCCCGGAGGCTACGCCCTGCATATAGGTATAAGAGGACGAATACCTCAGATAAAGGATTCCGGTCCCGTTCTGGATGTAGGAATGCGACCCGTCATGGTAAATGTCCAGGTCGTTCCCGGTCCCGGCGTAAATATGATCGTTGTCGCCGCGGTAAACATTTCCTGCGAAGGTGACGTTGTTGTCGAATTGAGTCACGCCCTGGATGATGAGCGTCCCGGTGTTGTTGTCAATGTAGGAGTTCGACCCGTTGTGAAAAATGGCCAGGTCGCTTCCCGCCCCGAAATAAGCCTTGTCGCTGTCTCCCCAATAGGCATGGGTTGAAAAAGTGGTGGCGAGGTACATATTGATTCCGGTCGTGAGGACCCGGATTCCAGTTGTGTAACTCGATCCGTTTGTGCTGGCGGAAATGTCCGTTCCAGATGAGGTGATGCCGAATTCCCCGTAGTACCCTTTGACGGAAACAGTAGTCGGAATCCCAGTATTCCCTACCCGGAAAGTATTCGATGCCTCGATGTCAACGGTATGGGCCTTCGTGCTCGTCAGCCCCTCCGTTCCGATGTAGATTCCCGGGTTCGTAAGGCCAACTGGCCCGAGGTATAGGTTGGCCGCCCCGCAGCATTTCATCATGCTGAAATACTTTGTGGTCGTGTAATTGTAATCCTCAAACCGCAGGACGGCCTCGACCGCAGCACCGTCCCGGATTCTGATAAGGGAGGGGTTCCCGGAAGATCCCCCTACGAGGACGATATCCGCCCCCTGCGAAACGGTGAGCGTTCCCCCGGTGTCGATGGTCCCGGCTACATGGGCCGAAGTGCAGTACATCACCCCATTTGTGTCCACATAAAAATAACGGGCGTGAATTGATGCGACGGCCCCGGATGAATAAATGGTTAAATCTCCCGCCGATCCGGTATACCCGGAATGGTCCTCCGTCCCGGTGTAGATGGAGGTTGAATTGATGGTCCACCCTCCGATCAGGCCGGTTGTGCATTTCATCAATCCGGCCTTGGTCACCGAGAACGGGGCCGAAGCATACGTCGAATGTCCGACGGCGAGCCGGTAAGTCGCATCCCCGGCATCCAGGATGCAGATATCCGTCCCGGTCCCGAGGCTGATTTTCTGATTACCTGAATCCAGAATGAGATTCGTCCCGGTCAGGGTGGTTGCCCCGATGGTAAAACCTCCAATCGCTCCCGTCGTCGCCGTGATGGAGCCTGAAATGGTGGCGTTCGTCGCCCACAGGGCGCCAGCTTCATCCACCCGGAAGGGGGCGCTTCCCGGGGACGTATGCCCCGCCCATATACGCCAGTCCGTCCCGCCAGTAACCGCCGACGAGAAACCGACAAGCCCGTCCTCGGTCATGATGGCGGTCCCGGAAATCACCATGCCCCCGACATGGCCGGAATCGATTGTCTGGAGATCGTGAGTCTCGTAACTCCCGGATTGTTCCGTCGGATCGGCAATCACCTGATCATCGAACATCGAGGCGTTGTATGATTCAGCCTCAATCGTCGTGTCGGCGAGGGATTTCGTGATGGAGGTTATTCGGTACAGGGCCGAGGCCAGGCCATGCCTGGGGCATTCAACCGTGACGACCTGTCCGCAAAGAAGGTCCTCGGCATCGGTGTCGGCCGTCAGCTTGATTGTCTTGTCTGCATAATATGACCGCCCGTAAACGTAGGACAGGACCTTTTTCGCCGTCGTGTTGTCGATGAGGAGGGGCAAAACATATGTCCGCTCCACCCCGAAATCGGACCGGACATCAAGGTAGATTTCGCATACGTCATACTGGACAATGGCCTTCTTCAGGCAATCGGATACGGAATAACCTCCGACTTCGGTGATCTTGCAGTTATCCCAATATCCGTCGTGATCCCCGAGGGTGGCCGCCGATGCGCCTGTTCCGTCAACGGAGACCTCCCATTCCCCGTCGGCCCCCTTGTGAAGCCTGGATCGGCAGATAAAAAGCAGGTCATTCAGGATGTCGGAGGCTTTCCGCTGTTCATAAAGAGGCCCGTCACATTTCCAGTCCGTCAGGGCGGCGGCTGCCGTGGCGAAGGTGGCCGCGTCAACGGACTCCCCGAGCCCCCAGGTCGTGTCGGAGAGGATATGCTGGATGATGGTTGCATGGTTCCGCTCGGCCGACGCCCCCCCGAGAAGGAGGCCCTTCACGTCGGCGGTAATGGAAAGTTGTTCGCCCGAAAACCCGACCTGTTCGCGGGAAAATCGGATCGTGGCCTTTCCTGTATATCCGTGACTCGTTCCGGAGCCTGACCCGTCATCAAAGGTGTAGTCGGATTCCGAGGCAAGGGCCCCCTCCCGCTTCACTCCATAATTGAAGGCATGGGCGATCCAGAGGCCTTCAACAGGACCGAAGCCGACGAGGTAGTCAAAGCACCTGATTCCGTATGTTTCCCCGGATGCCATGATATCCAAATCCAGGGAGAGCTGCGTACTGCTGTCCTTCGCGACAATCAAGGCAATGTCGGTGATAACCCCGTCAACGATCCGGTGAACATACCGCCCCACGTCGGCATCCGTGAAAGTGGCGGCGGAATCTATCAGTTTGCTTGCCGCTGTCCCGGTTGCCGTGGAAGTGGCCGGCTTGTAGCTCTGGATATTCGGGCAGGGAACCGTTTTGCACCACCCGAGGCAGATGTTTACGGGGGCCCCGACATCAATTGCCGTTTCCGTGTAATCGTCGGTCGTTACCACCGCCTTCGGCAGGAGCGTTTCGAAAATATCATTTTGCCTGGGCTCGACCGTGATCCTCATTTTCTCGCCCAGGGCATATCCGCTGATCGTCCCGGCGACGACGAGGGTTCCGTCCGTCCGCGTCACCGTGACCTGGCGCCCCCGGATCTCCTCCGCGGCGACGATGGTGTCCCATTCCTCTTCCGGGTTCGACAGCTCGAACGAAAATGAGCTGGTCTCCTCGATCCCGTAATAGAGATCCGGAAGCCGGGTCGTCACCGAGAAGCCCGGGTTCACGTCCCCCTCGTAAAAGTCGGAGGTCCCGTATTCGTCCCGGATGGACTTGTGGAGGGTCCCGGAATCGAGGGCTATGTCAACGAAAAGGTTCACCGCTTGACGATCTCCCTGAAGCTGATTGGTCCGCCGTTGACGAGGTTGTAGGCATCCTGCGATCCGGCATAGTCAGAGAGGCGGCGGCAGAGGTAACATTTCGAAGTGTCGCCGTTGTTCTCGTAGAAAATCATGGGGTCTTCCATGGAGATTTTCCCGAGGGCGAGGACCTCGGCCTCCTGGGCGACGGAACGGGTCTTGAATTTCGCCGTTCCTTCCCAGTAAACTTCACTCGTCGCCACGCTGCTATGGCTGCCGGTGTCCACGGTGTCCTGTTTTGGCCCCCGCTCGTATCCGTAGCTCATGTTCTTTGAGAGTTCCGTCACGGTGTCGAGGAGGACGACCGTTCCGACCTCCCATTTTGTCTGGTAGGGTCCAACTGCGGAGGCCGTAGTGGGGACGCAAATTGCGATCCACCGATAATTGAAGGCCGTCAGGGGAACATAAATCTTGTATCTGCCTACCAGGGGGTCATGGCTCACCGAGACAATCCCGGAGGTGAAATCCGCTGCTGTCCAATCGGTTGTCAGGTCCGAGGCATGGCCGAGGATCAGAACCGTGTCGAAGTTGATGTCATTCAGGAAAACGGCCTCAACGGTCTTGGCCGCCCCTATGTCGATTCGGAGAATAGGATTGATGTTCGACTTGTCGGCCTCATCGAGCCGGAGCCTGCGCTTCAGGTGCCAATAATCCTGTACGTTCTCCGCGGCAAAAGCCGGTGGACCTGAATCAACAGACCTGGCCGTGATCGCCGAAGCCGCTATGAAATCGTTCGAATAGATGATCCCCATTTATCGCCCCGCCGCCGCTTCCTGGACCGCCTTCCGGAAAACGGGCGATTTCAGGAAGCCCTTGAAAGTCGAGACAGCCTCGGCGCCGTCCCGGACGCCATTGAAAACGATATTGCCGAAAGAAACGGTAACGCCCCCCGCCTGTCCTGCGGGAGTCACCCTCTCCCCCTGATGCAGGAGATAGGGCCCCGTCCTCGGGACGTAATCCGTCCCGGTGTCGTATGACCCGTAAAGCCCCGTGTTGGCCGCGATGATCCGGAGGACGTCCAGCTGTTCAACCTGGATGTCATAGGAGGTCTTGTAGGAGTCGGCCAGGGTCTCCATGTGCTGATAGGCCGCGAGGACTTCCTCGTAAACCGCCTGATACTCGGAGGACGGCCGCTGATAAAGCTCCTGGGCAATAGAGAGATAACCCCCGTAAAGGTCCATGTATTCCCGGATCGCGTTTTGCCGGTCCTCGTCGGTGGCCAGGGTGCCGAGGTAGGTCTCCAGGCTCATCCCTCCCGTGTAATCCCGGATCGCTTGGGCCTGGATGCCGAGACGCTCGGCGGCGTCCGCCTGGGAGTCGGAGGAGGTTTTCAAGGACAGGATGGAATCTCCAATTGATTCGGCGAGCGAATCCCATGCATCATAGGCTGATTCGATGATGTCTATGAGATTGTCTCTCTCGGCTTCCGCGATGTCCTGGATCGTCGCGTCATAAATCCCCGCGGCGTACTGGCGCATCTTGGAGTAATCGGACCAGTCGATGATTCCCTCCTGATACCACTCCTGGATCTTCTGCATGGTTTCATTGTAGGTCTGGAGGGCTTTCCAGGACTGATAATCCTCGGAGGACATGGTGGCCTGACGGTACTGGTCCTCAAGGGATTTCGCGGTGGCCGCCGCCTCCGCTTTCAGGGCGGCAAACGTCTGGGCGAGGTAGTCAATGTCCTCGATGAGCTGCTCAACGGAGATCCCGGTGTGATCGGCGATGTACTGGAGCTTTTCGACAGTGAGGTTCATATTTACGATCTCACCGATGATATTCTCCCAGTCATAAAGCCCGCCGCCGAGGATGTACCGGCTGCCGTAATTCCCCCAACCGTATCTCTGGGCGATCTGACCCATGGTCCCGCCGGCCGCTCCTCCGGTCATGAGGGAGAGGGCGTCGGAAAGGGTGGACAACTGCTCCAGGGAGAGGGTGAGGGAATCAACGGCGCCTTCGGCGTCCTCCGACGCATCGGAGAGGGCCTGAAGCCCGGCCGCCCGTGCCGTGTTCCATTCGGTTTCGTACTCGATCCACAAACCGGTGTCGATCAGGGTGTCTTTCCAATCCTGCATTTTGTCCTCGAATTCGAGGACATCAATCTGATAGTCGGAAAGGCCGGAATACTGGCGGAAAAAGGATGTCCAGTCCTCCCTCGTACTTTCCTGCATGGCGGAAATGGCCTGATCGATCGTTGACTGCCGGAGGTCCGCAAGCTCCTGCTCCGAACCGATGTATTTCTCGATGTCCACCCCGGCCTGCTGCAGGGTGGCGATGTAGGCGTCAAAGGTGTCCCCAGTGTCCTGCGTGGTCTGTTCCAGGGTCGAAAGCGATGCGGCGGCCGGATCGATGAATGCCTCGAAGGACGACATGACCCCTGCCAACGTCTGCCAGTCCTCCAAAAAGGCCGAGAAGTCCTCGGAGGTCATTTCCCCGCCGGTGAACATCTGCTGAATGGATGCCTGCGTTCCCGAGGTCAGGTTGCCGAAAAGTTCGGAAGTGGCGATCTCTCCAGTGTAATACTGTTTCCCGATGGTCCGGATTAAATCCTCGGTGACCTGATCGAGGAAGTCGGCGTATCCCTGAAGGAGGGCGGTCACAACGGATTCGGCATCGCTGAAGTCCCACTCCCCGGCCGGAATCAGATACCCGAAATCGACGTTCTGAAGGGCCTGCTCCGCAGAGGCGGCGTATTCCTCGGGGAGGGCCTCCAGGAAGGCCAGCATGTTCGTGTTGAAAGTCTCGGCGAGTTCCTTCCGGCCCTTGGCATATGCCTTTGCGATGGCGGTATATTGAACCGTCGGAACCGCATCCCAGTCCGTTGCGAATTCCGGCCAGTAACCGGCGCCGATGCCGGTCCCGGAGGTCCATTGAGCCTGGGCTCCGCCGTATCTGACGTTATGCTCGGCCAACGTGAAAGTGGGCTCGCTCTCAAGCAAGCCGTCGATGAAGCTCCCGACGATGTTGGCGGCGAGGGAGGAAACCACGCCCACAAGGGGATTCCTGGTGATGATCGTGGCGGCCGCCGCGATGGAGCTTGCCGCCGCCGTTCCCCATTTCTGGTCAGAGATGCCCTTGAAAATGTTGTAGGCATCATAGGCGAGGGAGACGTAGTTCGTGACCGCGCCCCAGTTGATGTTTCCGAACGTCCCGGCCCGCTGCGTTTCGAGGATGGAGAGAGGCCCGTTCGTCAGGCTCCAGCCGGCCGACGAACCGGAAGTCAGGGCGGAATAGAGTCCGGAAACCCCGGAGAGATCCAGGGGGGAAGTCCCGCCGCCGGTGGACGCCGCCGCGCTCCCGGAGATCCCAAGGGAGGAAGCAAGGCCGGTCACGATGGGGAGAATGATCGGCCGGGCTATCGCCATGGCCGCCATTTCCGCCAGGAGCTTCAAAAACCAGGTCTTGATATTGTCGATGACGGTCTGCCAGCCGTCTTCCACGTTGTCGAAAATCTCATAGAAGGCATCGGCGGTCGCATCATGGATATTCTCCATGGTGTGTTTCCAGAATTCTTCGTATTCCGAAAGCTGCGCCTTCTCGGCTTTGAGGGCCTCCTTCAACTCCTTGGTGCGCTCGTTCTCGATGGCCCGGGCGTCGGCGAGCCGCTGGAGGTATTCGTCAAAGTCCTTTTTCCCGGCCTCAACCGCCGCCTCTTCCTCGGCGGCCAACTTCCAGACAGAAATGGTAACCGATGCTCCTGCGACGTCCTTGAATTTCTCCTGGAGTTCATCGGCCTTGCGATAGATTTCGGAGAGTTTCTTTTCGAAGTCGCCGAGTCCCTTGTCCTCAATCTTTGCCTCCAGGGTCTTGCGGGTGGATTCCCATTGCTCGGCGAGCCTTTTGGCGGCATCGGAACCGTCGTCGCCGGCTTCCGTTGCGGAAGTTTTTACGGTTTGCATTGCGGCGGCAAGGTCTTTAGCCGGAGCGAGGGCCGCCTTAAAGGATTCCCCTGATTTTTTATAAAGATCCTGCGATGCCTGCCATGCGGCATCAGCATTTATTTTCCATTCCTGAAATGCGGCCTTCGCTTCCTCGCCAATTTTCCCGGGGGTGAGCGATTTCAGCCAATAGTAGCCCTCCGCGATCTTGAATATCCCGGCGGAAACAGCAAGGGCGGAGGCGGCAAGACCCTGGAAGGCGCCGGCCACCATCCCCATGCCACGAATAATTCCCTGGCCCATGATCAGCTCCAGATTCTTAACGGTCGCCCGGAGCTGGTCCATGCTTTCCTTTGTCGTTTTAACCTCAAGGTTGTGGCGGGAGAGGGCTTCCGTTCCGGCGTTGATCACGGCATTTGCGACAGCCTGCTGTTTTTCATGGTCCGTGAGGGCATCCGTCGCCTTTCCGATAGAAGCGGCGTACTCCCGGTTCGCGGACTCGATCTTGATCATGATCCCGAGGTTGTCCAGAATCTTCGGGGAGGCGCGGCCTATGCCGATTGCGATGTCATTGAAGGCGCTCGCGGTGTCGGTTCCCATGTCCCGGGCCTTTGCGCGGGAAATCTCCATGAGGCCGGCGAGCTTGTCGATATTGATTCCCAGAGACATCGCCTTGTTCGCCGATTCCACAAGCGCCTTGTCATCGACAAGGCCGGCGGATGCCGTTTTGATCTTGGCAAACTCCGCCTCGGCGTCCTTCCCCATGGACTGCACCATGGAGCGGAACGCCATTGCGGACTGCTCGTACTGGGCGGACTGCTCGGCAAGGTTCCAGGCTTTCTGGGCGGCGAGGTAAGCGGCGGTGATGGCGGCGGTCGTGGCCAGCCAGTTTCGTTTAAACTTCTCCATCATGGAAAGACGAACCCCAAATTGCTGTTCGTCAATCGCCTTGATCCGCTCGGCCCGCAGCTTCTCGGCCCGGATGATGTCCTCCGAGGACGTTTTCGCGTTCCTGACGATGGCCTCGTAATTGTTCTGGATCTTCTGCCTCATCAGGTCGAAGGATGAGGCGGAATGAGACCCGAGGTTTTTCCATTGCTTTTCGATCTCTACGGGAACGGCGGAGGCGTCCGCCAGGAGGCGGCGCTGGGATGCCTCGAATTTGCTCTTATCAAGTTGAAGTTCTACGAAAACCGTTCCGAGCCCAGACATTTCGCCGTTACCCGTTCTGGATCTTGTTCAAAAAGCCCTTCTTCTTTTCGTGGAAGGGCTTCTGAAGAAAATGAACGCCGGAGTGGAACCTCCCGCCCTTGTCATGAAACCCGCGCTCGATCATGAAGGCCCAGTAAATCTTGTAGGAACCCGCATAGACCCGGATCGAGCCGCTTCCATGCTTGTTCACCCTTCGGATCGTGTCCCGAAGCATCCCCGGTCTTCGTCCTGTCCACCGCTTCCCCTGGAACTGAACGGACCGGCCCCGGTTCTTCCCGGTCCGGGGAGTGAAAGAAACGCCCTGATAGACCCATTTCCCGTCACGGGTGACGGTCCCAACGGGGCATTTCTGGCGGGCGGCCTCCACAACCTCGTCCATGGCCGCGTTCGCGTTGTCCATGGCCGTCTGGGATAACCGGTCAAGCACTTCCTTCGCCCGCCAGGATTCGACTCTCATGGTTTCGCTCTCTTCTCCAGGAGCTTGTGGAACAACCTGACCACCCGCTCTTTCACTCTTCGCTGGTCCACAACTTCCTGCAGGTCCATCTCAACCTTGATTGCCGGAAGGGATATGTCGATGATCCTCCCCATTCCGGCCGTTATGACCTGGCCGCGGACGGCCATGTAAACCGCCGCCGCTTCCCGGTTCTCCTGCATCAATTCCACGAGGCACCCGTCACATGGCGGGTCCTCGGGGGGGGCCTTCCCCGCGTACATCTCCCGACAGTCTGGGCAAGTGGGGCGAAGGTCGTGGTTCGGTCCCTCGGCCCACTCGACCCATTCCATCAGTTTCCCTCTTGCTTCTCCTCTTCCGAGATTCCGGAAGCCTGAAGAAGCTGCTGGCATCGTGCGAAATACCTGTCAAACACGGCGTTCCTCATGAGTGCCAGCTTGTTTTCTCGCGTGCATTCCAGGACAAAGCCGGTATCCTTGTCCTTGAATCCCTCAAGCCCCGTGATGGCGTAGTCGTAAGTGTCGTCCCGCTCCTTCTGGACCTCTTCCGGGGTCTGGTCGGGGTAGTACGTCACGCGCTCCATCGCCCGGGTCTTGGGGTTGAAAACATGCTCGACAGCCTTCTTCCGCTTCTTCATCAGCTCCTCAAGAAAGGGGCCCATGAGACGGATTCGCGCCCGGGCATGCTTCACGGGTTCGTCGTAAATGGTCTCTCCGGTCTTCGTGTCCACCGAGGACGCGAAGAAGTAGAACCATTCCCCTTCCGGATTTCCGCTTGAAAAGTACATTTGCTCTTCTCCTCTTTTTGTTTTCTCGTTTATTTAGGACCCCACGCGCTCCATCTGTTTTCCGCTCACCTTGCCGGTGAAGTCGATCTTGGCGAGCCCCGACTTCTCGAAGGTAACTGCGTTGAATTTCGTCAGAACGATCCCGCCGCCGGACGCCACTCTCCAGAAGCGGTTCGTCGTCTCGTAGAAATAGAGGTTCGTCAGCTCCGCGTCGGTGTTCGCCAGGGCGTTGAGGGCCGCCTGTCCGTTCGTGTCGTCGGGATGGTAGTTCCCGGAGAAGGCAACTTCCCCGGCGTCGCCGATCCCCGCCTGCTTCCACTTTTTCACCGTGTCGCCGAAAGCGGTGTCCTCCTGGACGTCCGGGACGAATCCGCTCAAGGACCATGTTCCGAGTCCCGCGATAACCGTGGAACCGTACATGACTTTTGCCAGCCTGCCGCCGATGCTTGAAGACATGTCAGTTACCTCCTGTTTGGTATTTGTTCTCTCCGGGCAAACAAAAAGGGCGGCAGTAGATGAGTAGGCACCTACTTGCCGCCCTTCGTGTTTCTTGCGTTCCCCCTCGGTTGGCCGACCTCGGGGGAAACCCGGATTTTTACGCCTTTTCTATGCCACTCGTTTCCTTTCCAGCTTCTTTCTCTCGACCCCGATCACCGTGGAATCGATCCTCGGGGCTCTCTTGAACCGCTTATGCAGCCACCTGAAGGATGTCTCGAATTTTTTATCCGGATACCATGTGAAGGGCCTCATGCAGTAATGCTCCGCAAAGGCGTCGAGGATCCAGGCCGTTCCGCCCATTTCCCACGCCTGGAGGACACACAGCGTCCCGTACAGGTCGAACCCCTTCAAGGTTTCATCGAACCGGAATCCTTTTTTCAGGTTGACGATGATGCAGCACTCGTCAAAGCAGCTCGCCGGATGGGGAAACCTGTGGTCCGAGTTGAAAAGCAGCGGTATCCTCATGTCGTGAAGGCGTCCGCAGATTTCCCCCTCCATATCCTTTCCGATGATTCCGGCGACGATCCACGATTCCGGAAGGGCCTTGAGTTGCAGCTTCACCCGGTCGACCCAGGGTTGCCGGTAAAACATGTCCTGATGAGTCAGCACCGAGACGTCCGCCCCGCCGTCCTCCGCGATCTGCAGGAGCTTATTCAGGCCCTTCGTCGCATATTCCGGAGCCTTGACCATATGAATCTTGCCCTCGATTTCGGATTGCCGGAGAACCATGTCGAGGCGGCACATATCGTTGACGAGGCAGCCGAAGGCGACGACAGGCTTCTCCGCTGGAAGCCGGAGGTATTCCCGAACGACCTTCCCGGCCTCGTGGCGCTCCCTGACGTATTCATAAAGCGCCCCCGAGTCCTCCGGGTCGTATTTCGCAAGCTCGGACTCAATCCATTCCCGCGTCAGAGTGTACCGGAACCGCCGGCCGGAAAAGTTATTCCGGGCGATTTCAAAGACGTTCCCCGGGGTGACGTAACCGTCGCCATAGGCGCCGATATAGGGCCGATTGTCGGCGATGAGGACCGGCTTCCCCTGGGCCATGGATTCCAGGGCGCCGCGCCCCAGGGCGATGCACAAATCCGCCCATTCAATCTGGTCCTCGATGGGTCGCCCGAGGTCGCTGTACCGGAGTTCGTATTTCTCCGCGAGGAAGGCGAAAGGATCGCACTGGACAGGTTCGCGGCGGATGACGAGGATTTTACGGAGGACTTCCCCCGGGGGGATCCGTTTCCCGATGATGATGGGTTGCGGGACGATATCGCTGTCCGTCCCGTACCACAGGTTTCTCGCCCGCACTTCCTCACTCACGGAAATGTACCTGTCGGCCCCCTTGAGGAAGATTTCGTCGTCGATGAGGCCGTGGGAAATATAGACCTTCCGGGCCGGGTTCTTTTTGATCGCCTCGAATTGATCGTGATGGCTGCAAATGATGGCGTCGAACCGGTCCCCTGCGATTTCCCTGGGATCCGTGCTGGCGACGACATGGTGCCCCTGCGTTTTCAGGGTGTCGATTACGACCCTGAAAAAGCGGGAGGACCCGCCTTCCCGCGAGGCCCCGGAAACGTATCTTGCCGTGACGAGGACCTTCATTCCGTCACCATTCCCCGGCATGCCTCCCGCTCCGCGGCGGTTGCGTCCCACTCTTCCCGGGCCTGATATGCCTCTGCAGGGGTCCGAAGCCCGTCCGCCTTGAAGCATCGCTCCTCCTCGCCCATTTCGGAATCCTCAATCCAGTTGATCCCGATCCATTCGTCCCGCGTGATTTCCGAAAGTTTCTTTTTCATGTTCGTCTCCTCTCTTAACTTTCGATCATGATGGAATAATCCACGGTCCAATGCCGGATCCCCGTTGTCCCGGCCGCCGTGGGCGCCTCGTCAATCCCAGTCGCCATGCCGTTGCGCTTGCACCAGATGCAGGCATATCCCGAGACCGTAAGAACCGCGTCATCCAGGAGGGCGGTCAGGTATCCGTACATCGTCGAGACCTCCACCGAGGATTCCGAATCCGAAAAAAGATGGAACGTGAAATGAACCTCGTCGAGCTTTTCGGTGAACGTGTCGTCCGTGTTGGAAAAAAAGTCATAGATGACATACGGCCTCGCCGCCCCCTGGGTCGCCTTGCCCTCATAGATCCGCCCCCCGACATAGTTGGATAGGTCGGACCCGGAGAATTTTGTCTGAAGGGCGGCAAGGAGGGCGTCCATTATTCAGACACCTTCAATCCTTCTCAATTCGATGTTGCCTTTTAATATTGTCTCGGCGACCTCTCCGGTCACCGGATCAATAAACTTTTCGTCCTTTCCATTCAAAACATACTGGCAATAAAACCCGGTTTCCTCGTTCGCCCAAATGACGCGGGGGATCGGTTCCCCGGTGTCCTTGTCTATGACGACATATTTTCTGGCCTCGCGCATCGTTTTTTGGTCCCTGACGCTCAAAAACATCTACTCCACCCCCTCACAGGTCAGATACATCCATTCATAGTTTTCCGGGTCGATGCCGGTGACGTTGAAATACTGATTCTTCCACTTAACCCGCCACCCGCTTTTCATGACCCGCCGGAATCTGATTCCGAATTTCTGTGTCCGTTTCAACGAAACCTGCATCCCGGCGACCCCTTCGACGGAAGAAACGGTCCAGGCCTTCGCCCAGACGGTTGCGATGTCCGTCCAGGACGTATTGAATCCCCCGCGCCCATCCGCCGCCATGGTCTGGGCCTGGATTGTGATTCTCTCCGTGAGGTCTCCGATGGTCATGCCTCAAAAGCCTTCAACAGTTTTCGTTGATTTTCGATTTCTCTCCTGACCATTTCCTTGATATTTTCCGGAATGGTCAAATCTGCCATGACGCCGGTTCCAAGTTCTTCAAGTCTTTTTAAATCCTTGGCTATCCTTCTTCTCGTCTCCCTCCTGATTGCCCGAAGATACGGCTCTGGAGAAAGTTGAAGGCCGCAATGTCCGTTCCAGGTGTTATTCGGCATCAGTCAAACTCCCACGGAATCCTGGCGCTCGCCAAAAGATTCATGACGGCCGGGCTTTCCTTGAAAATAAAGGCCGTCTGGACTTGCCCTTCCCGGTTTACATAAAGGTCAGAGCATATCAGGAGCCCTGCCGCCCGAACCTTGCGGGGAACGAGCGCCGCCGAGGTCCACCCGCACACGAACCGAATCTTGATCGGCTTCGACGGATAGAGGGTTCCCGACGGCCAGGAGGCGCCATACGGGAGGACAATGAAGCCGCAATCATCCCCGTTCGTCTCGGCGAGGTAGTCCGTCCCTGCCGTCAGGGTCGTTTCCGTCCCGTCCGCGTCGAACCATGAAACGGAGGTCACGGACTGAAGGTTCCCGAAGGGAAGGCGTATCCGGTCGCTTTCCGGCCACTCCTGCAGGAAGTAGTCCCAGGTCTGCGTCAGGAGGGCACGGCGGGTGATGTCCTCAACCCGCTCCCGCGCCGCCTGGATGATGGAGGTCAAAAGATCCTCGTCCGCCGCGGTCGCCTCATTTACAACGATATCCCCGCTGAATTCGGAAGCTGCCACAAGGGGCTTCCCGACGATCCGGATCCATTGCTTTGCCCCCGTGTACTCGATTTCCTGGACCGCGTTGTCGTTCGCCTCGGTGACTTGAGTGAATCCGCCCCCGGTCCAGTCGGTATAGGTGATGTTGTCGTCCGATTCCTGGATCTTCGCGTCAACGGTTGCCCCCGAGCCGTTTGTCCCGGAACTGAGGTAGCAGACGGCCTCATGCCCGAGGACGTCAACCCCCGTGCCGACGAGGTAGTAGCCGGAGGTAAAAGTGGGGTACGATGCCCCCTGATCGGCGGTCGCGGTCCCGTTCGTGAGGACTTCCCCGGCGGTAAATGAGCCGTCCCGGTCCCGGACGATGTAGGTCTTCGTCGTGAGCACGGTCACGATGACACAAGTTTTTCCGCTCGAAACGCCCGTGACGGTATCCCCCGCAGACCATCCCGCCCCCCCAGGGGCAACGTCCAGGGTCAGGAGTTCGTGAATCCCATGGGAGCCGGGAGCGATGGACTGATACTTCGTCAGGTTGTCCGCCATGGTGCCGGAGTCGATCCGAAGGTGCATCTTCAATTCGGCCAGCGTGATCGGCTCGATTGTCGGCGGCGCATAAAGGACTACTTGCATTCCAAATCCTCCGGGGTCATGGTCCAGACGGAAACCCTGTGCTTCAATGCCAGGGGAATCAGGTCGTCAAGGGCCTTCCAATCCTTTTCATTTTCAAGAATAAGGACAATGCCCGGACCCTTCCCGGTCATGTCTGCATAGTGAAGGGCCTGGCCAAGGCTCTCGAAAAGTTTAAATCCGAAATCGAACTCGATAGCCCATTTGTCCGTAAGGCAATCCACCCGGCGGCCGTCGATGAGATAGACCTCGAGGTTCCCCCCGCAGGCGGAACACCATTTCGCCTGATACTCCTTCTCGAGGTGCCGATGACCCGCCCACGCCGGGAGCGCGAAAAGGAGAATGATCAGGATGACGGCAAGCCGTTTCATGCTTCTTCCCCCAGGACCTTCAGGATCTGGATCCCGACCTTCAGCTTCTCCGCGTCGTCACCGGACATGGCCGGAAGAAACAACGTCTCAAGATGTTCAGCGATGGACGAGAAGGAAGCCGTCCCGGACGAAACCAGCTTCAGGATGGCCAGGACGATATTGATCTTCGTCACATCCACCCCGGCGAGGGTGGCGACCAACGAAAAAATGGAAATCAGTTTCGAGAGATTCATTTCTTCCCCTTCCCCTTCCCCTTCTTCTTCCTTTTCTGGCGCTTGAGTCGTTTCACTTCCTGCATCTGGCGGAGACGGCCGGTTTTCATGGCGACACCGTGAAGGTCTGCGTTCCCGCCCCGCCCAGGGTGAAGGTCTGCGTTCCCGCTCCTCCTAAGGTCATCGTGTGAATCCCTACATTGTACCCCGCCACCCCCGCCACGTTCGGATCACAGGAGCCGGGGAGGCCAGTCAGGGGGTGAGGACAGTCATAACAGGTGTATGTCGGGTGCTGTGCTTCAAAATAGTCCCGGTCCTTCTGGATATGATCCCCGCTGTCGTTGATGACATCCACCGTCATCAGCGTTTCCCCGTAGTAGTTATTCCAGACGTAGGCCGGAACCTTCGTCTGCGTGTTCGCCCCGGCGGGATTGTCCTCCCATTGAACGGCGTCGGGTCCGGTTCCGATCTGGTCGCGGCAGAGGTAGCCCGTGGCGTCCTCGTTCGTGTCCCAATCGGACGAGCAGTCGCAGGGCCGAACGGTGGCAAGGGCCGTGCGCCATATCTGGTATTCATCACCGGTGTCCCAATCGTTATCCGTTCCGCCGGAGAGTTCACAGGTGGCGGTTTGTGCGGTCATGGCGGTCAGGATGCCCTCGCTCCCGTCCGTGATGTTCATCACCAGGGCACCTGGGTTCCATGTCGAATCGGTAGAGGCAAACGAGGCCCCGGAGTCCGACAGAGCGGAAGCGTTGTTCTCGCCGTCGTGTGTCCCGCTGTAATCGGGCCTGCTCCTCACGTTGTCGAAAGCAATCTTGTTTGCATCCCATGTCCCGCTGACGGAATTGTTGAAGATAACCCCCGTGCCTCCCCGGATGAAGAACGGATACCAGTTTGATGTCCCGGCGTTGGAAATCAGGTTGTTGTAAATCTCCCATTTGCGGACAGCGCGGTTGGCCCCCTGTACGCTGTGAACCTCGATGGTTCCGCGCACGATGGTATTGTATCGCGCAACATAGGCCCCGGCATAGTTCCCGTCGATGACGTTTCCCGTGCGGTCATTGTCCAGCGTGAAGGTGTTGTATTCGATGTAAACCGCATCGACCCCGCCAAGCCCGAGTTCGCGGGTCCATGCCGTGTGTTGGGAGTTCCCGGCATTCAACATCTGCCCCGACCCGACTGTCACGACGCGGGAATTCGTGAACGTGTTATTGAATATAACGCCCTGAAGCGCAAGGTTCGTCGCGCTCCCCTGCGGCTGGATTGCGACAAACTTCTTCGTGGCCGTGGTACACTCAAACGCACAGTCGAAAATCTTCCATCCGGTCCCCTTCGGCATGATGCCGATGTCGGAGGACGACCCCTTCATGGTGATGCCGGAGAGGGACGAGGACGTTTCCCCCATGTTGATTGCCGTGATTTCGCCGGATACCGTGATGACAGTCGAACCGGCCCCGGCACCCGTGATCGTCAGGTTTTCGTCGTCCGGGACGGTAACGCCGGAGGTCCAGGAGCAGGAATCCGCCGGAATGGTGATGGTGTCGCCGTCCGCAGCGTCGGAAATTGCCTGTGCCACCGTCGCCCTCTCGCAGTCGGCGCAGACATGGGTGTCGCCAGCTAGAGCCGGAGAAGCGAAAATCAAGAGCAGGAATAAGCTATGGATTATCCACATAGACGTATCCGAGATAAAATTTTAGGGATTCGCCGTCATTTTCGTTCGTGACGGAGCCGAGTACAAGGAACTCCTTATTGGCGTCGTACCTTGTGAAGTTTGTCTGTCCTCCGTCGTCAACCTGAAAATAGGAACTCTCGGCCGTACCGTCGAGATGGACCTTGACTTTGTACCAGGTGTTGGTGGATATGGTTGCAGAAGCCTGCGTAGATCCATAGATATAAAGTTTCAGGGTGCCAGACGCATTCCAAAGCCTTATGCTGACGCAATATGAAGAGGTTCCGGCGTTGTTTGCGCCGATTGTCATGAACGCAAGGTTCTGGTTATTGTCTATGGTCGTTGTCGAATCGACATACAGGGAAAAAACCACGTCCGTCGATGTCTCGTAGGATATGGGGTCCCCCATGTCGATATAGATTCGCTCTGCATTTTCGGCGGCATCAACCGTGTCGCTCAAAAGGCCGTAGGTGCAGGAACCGGAGGGTGGTGAACCCGGAAGGGACTCCTTGAACGTCTGCGAATCCCCGTTGATGGTCCAAGTATTGATACAGGCTTCGGTTCCGCCCGATGTACACGCCGTTGAGTCGTCGCCGAAGGATTCGTACATGACATCGCCGGTGGGAGTAGAACAACCGGCGGCAGGGACCGCATTGCTATCAAACACCATGTACCCCGGACCGGCCCACGCCAGAACAGGAAACAGCAGAATGAACAGGATGAGTTTCTTCATTACTGCGTCCACCCGTAGCGAATCGTCAGTTCCACGGGGTAGCTGTCAACCGTGGAGGCATCGTTGGTTCCATCGTCGCCGTCACGGGTGATGCGGATCATCCAGAGGTTCCCTGCCGTGACGTTGGACTTCCAGTCCGTGAGGGTGTCGCCTCCCGCCGTTTCAACGTCACCGGAAGCCCCGGAAGCGTCAGCGGAATAGGACAGGTTGATGGCGTTCCCCGGAGTCCCGGCCTGTGCCGCAGAATCGGCGATGGACACCATGGAGATGATGTAGTCGTGGTCTGCGGTGTCCGCGTCCCCAAGGCGAAATTTGAACCACGCCACAAGGTCAACGGCGGTGTCGATGTCACGCGGAACCTCGCAGAAATAGTCGATATAGTTGTTGGCCTCTACATCGTCAGCGAAGGTCGGCATCCCGTAGTTGATGTCCGTCTCCGTGGTGGTGACGGCGGTGGTAGCTGAACCACGGTTGTTCGGGCGACGGAGCGTGATGTAGCCGTATCCCTTCAGGACGTTGCCGGTCCCGTTGGCATCAAGGGTCTTGTTGGTGAAGGTGTTCGTGCTGTCCGAGGTCGCCATAACCCCGTCAGTATCCGGCATCGTGAACTTCCTCGGCTTCGTCGGGCCCCCGAAAATCGGGTATCCCTGCGTAGCCGCTCCGGTGTTCGTCGTGACAACGGGGGTTCCGGCGAACCGGATCTGGTAGGTTGTCCCGGAAACTATCTGTCCCGCGAAGGCCTCGGAGACCGTCACCGTCCCGCTCGTCGTGGCAAAGTCGGAGATGGTTTTTGAGACACCTTCATAGGTTCCGGAGGTGATGAGGATGGTCCCCCCGTTGAACCAGTCGTCGGCATAAGATCCGAGGGTGGTTGCATCAACGACGGTCGTTCCGTCGCCCGCACCATCGCCGTCGGTTGTACCGGAAATGGTGTAAAACCCGGAGAGGGTGCCGCTTATCTCCGACGGAAGATCGTCGGCCACCATGTCACGGAATGCGGGATAGTCGTCTCCGCCCGACGCGGGACCGGCAAAAATCTTGTTCGCCGCCTGCGTTTTCAGGCTCAACGCCTGACCGGTAAGGCCGAGAATGGCATTGACGGCATCGCCGCTCAAGGTCGCCGAGTCATGCAGGGAAAGCCCCTCGATGTAGGTTTCGAGTGCCTGGATCGCCGCCTTAATCGTCAGGTTGTCAGTGATCGTCGTCCCCGTGAACTCCCCGAGGTTGACGGAACCCTCCGGCATTCCGGATAGAGTGATGAGGTCGTCCACAGACAGGGAGGATGCCGTGGGAATCGTCGGCTTGTTCGCAATCGATGCGCCCCCGGTGGCCTCATTCCAGTCAATGTACTGTGCCGCGAGCCCCGCCGCCGTTCCGGTGGTGTTCTGGTTCAGCGTCGGGACATTGGTCCAGGTCACGGACCCCCAGTTCCATGTACCCGTCGGGGTATAGGAGCCGCCCAGTTCCAGGAGGGTATCGTTTGCATCCCGGATCGTTTTCGCCCGAGTCTCGCCCGCCGCCGGGCCGGTAATCGTCATTTTTCCGGTCGTGGCGGTCGATTTCAGGGAACCGGCGTACCCGGAAGTGTCCGCGTTCGCCATGGCCTCGATCTTGTCCCGGACCGCGTTCTTGCTCGGGGCCGTCGCCGTCTCCCCATCCCAGGTCGTGGCATTGTAGGCCGTATCCGACACAGAGACAGATCCGCCGCCCGGGGGAAAGGGGGGAATGGCGAAAAGGGCGTTTCCCGTCAAGAGGATGACCATGGCCGCGAGGATGAAGGGGGTCTTTTTCATGGCGCCCTACCTCCCAAAAGTCAGCTCGACGACGTATTCAGCATCCACCGTACCCTGGTTCGCCACCCGGAGCGTCAAGGTGGAGACGACGGGGAAGAAGAAGTAACTGGAATCGAAATAGCAGTAGGGCATGGTGGTTTTCTTCAGCGTCGCGTGGATCAGGTTGGCACCCTTGTTCGCCGTCGTCCCCCCGTCTGCGGACCCCAGATAGTCCTCCCCGTTTGCATCGAGGATGAAAACATCGGCGGCGTCGGGAGCCGTCCCCCCGGAAACCGGCCAGGCCGAAACGGAATAGAGGTAATATTTCCCCAGGAGTTCTGCCATGGTTGCATCGGCAAGATCCGTGTCCGGAATGGAACCGTCGGAGGCATCGCCGGTGCAGGTGAGGGTGACGACGACCATCCCGCCGGTATAGCTTGAGAGCGATTCGGTAACCGTTCCGTCGGCAACGGCCTGGACGGGGAAGATGAGGGCCGCGAGAAGGATGAGGGAAAGAAGGAATCGTTTCATGATAGCCTCCATGGGGGCCGTCATGGGGACCGGCCCCGAGGGATGGTTTTTGTTAAGCGAACAGAATATGCGGCACGGAATCATGATCGCCGGCGTTGCTGCCGGTCTGGAGGTTCCCCGACGCCAGCAGAAGGTTGAAGTCGAACCCGGCCGTATAGGTCGCGCAGTCGATGTCCGTTATGGCCCGGTTGTCGACGACGTGGAATTTGTCGGAGTCATCGTCGACCCACATGTTGACCGTGTGGAAAAAGTTCCGGACTATCCAACTGTCATAGGCCGGTGCGCTCGCTACACAGGTGACGCCCTTGGTGGCGTTGATCTTGTTGTCTTCGATCACGGTCTGATGGTTGGACTCCGTCCCCTCGATCGAAATGCCTACGCCGAAGATACCCGTACCGTATGCGCCGGGGTTCTGGACAATCTGAAGGCCCATGATCGTGACGAGGGCGCAGTCCGTGATTTTGAGGGCTTTCGTATTGCCGGCAAGAGAAGCCTGCATCCACCCCCCGAGGAACTGAAGACCATGGCAGCCAGCGGGAAAGACGAAGAGATCGCCCGTTCCGTCTGCCTGGAAGCCCATGTTAATGAACCGGCAGCCTACTTTTGCCACGGCTATGGTGTGATGCCCGATCACCCGGGGGAAGGGTATGAGGTCGGAGCCGCATCCTATGATGTCGCACTTTTCAGGCAGGACGGTAAGATCCTCGTCTATTCCATCGCCCATGACCCAAATGCGATTGCGCCGCGCCCACCATCTGTTGGTGCTTGAGCCTATGCTCGCGTTGCTGGCCGTAACCGCCTCGGCGATGGTTGCAAACGGATCTTGCATTGACCCACTTCCGGTTGCAGAAACGTTAAGATCAACAAAGTAATCGGCGGCGCCTGTCGGGTTTCCCGCCATGATGCTGCCGCCAGGCTCAGCTAAAATCTGCCCTCCGGCCGCAATTACGAGAACATCCCCGCCCATTTTCCTGTAAACTTTGGGCATGTATGAATTGTCTGCCATTTTAAAATTCCTCCGTTCTCCGGTGGTTGCCCCGGCGGGACCCCGGAGAGGATCCCGCCGAGTACCCATTCATGGGCCGGTCAGATTACAGGGGCGGCCTGTCGAGGGGGTGGCCCTTGATGACCCCGATGGCCATGGGGCAGGACACGGTTCCAGTTTCCGTCACGACGAGCTGGAGGTATCGCTTCCCGCCGACATAGCCGAACGTATAGGCGGCGTTGTCGAGATCGGTGTCGTTGATCGTCAGAATGACCCCGCTTGTGATGTCCTCGACGCCAATCATGTCAGCGTCCTCGACCACGGCGTAGGTCGTCCCGTCGTCGGAGTCGTAGAGCGTGAAGGTCAGGTAATGGGACTCCCCGAGGCCCGAACCGGCGTCAAGCCCGAGCCAAATGAGAAGCTCGCAGGAATTGAACCCCGCGAGGTCGATGTCCGTGTGGGTGGCCGTGGCGGAAACCACAACGGGGTCCAGCACGGCAACGAAGTCGATGTTATTGTGAAGGTCTTTCATGGTTTTTCACCTCCGATTGTTCCTCAACGGCTTAGGCCGCGATCTTCATGGCTTTGATCGCCTCGTAATTCTTGATCCCGCCGCCCACGCGCTTCGTCGTGTAGAACAAGACGTAGGGCTTCGCGGTGTAGGGATCCCGAAGCATTCGGATCCCGGTCCTGTCCACGATGACGTAGCCTTCCTTGAAGTCGCCGAAGAAAATGGGGTATTTGTTCGCCCCGATGTCATCGACGTAATCATCATAGGAAATCGGCTTCCCGAGGAGGAGGTCCGAAGCCCCGGCCGTCAGCCCGGGAACGAAAAGGTAGTTCCCCTCGCCGTCCTTGAATTTTCTGACGACGGAGAGCGTGAGGTCGTTCATGAGCCACCGCGCATTGGCACGATAGATCGTCTTCAGGGCATGCTGGAGGTCGATGAGCTTGTCGGCATTGTTCAGAAGCGTTGCATGGCCTCCGGCGATGTAGCCGACCTTCCCCCAGGCATAGGAAGCGTTGGCCACCATGGAATACGCTGCGATCCCCTTCGGGCGGCCCACGCCGTTTCCGGAAATGAAGGCCGTGCCTTCTTTCACGGAAAACGCCCTTCCGAGAAACCGTCCGACCCATCCCTCGACATCGTAGGACGAGTCATCGAGGAGGGTCTGCGTGACCGGGGGCTGTGCATAAATTTCCCCGGGGACGATGGAGACTTCCTTGAGGGTCGGGGTGTCCGTGTTGCTTCTGGTTCCCTTTTCGGTGGCCCATTCCGCGGACTCCCCTCCGACGTCAACGAGTTCCTTGTATTCCGGAATTCCGATGGTCTGGACGTCGCAGATCTGTCTCATTGCGGACTGGTTCTGTGCGACCTCCTTCATGGTCGTCGGGATGGCCTCCGGAACCGTGAAGCCGCCCTCGGTATCGTTGAGGGTTGAGAGTTCGGCCTTGATCTCCAGGTCCTTCAGCCCGGCATCGACACCCTTCCGCATCCAGAGATTGAAGGCTTTGGCGTGCGCGGCCTTCTCCGGATTGATCTTGTCTCCGCCTCCGGCCGGGAATTTGGCGCGGGAGATCGCATCCTCCACGGCATCGATCTGTTTCTTCTTCTCCGAGAGGTCCGCGTTGATTCTTTCGACCTTCTCGACCAAATCGGCGGGGGCGTATCCCTTGGATTCGATGGCCGCGATGCGCCTGTCGTTGGCGGCCTTGAACTCGTCAAAGGCTTTGCCGTATTCGTTCAGAAGTTTCTTGAGTTCTTCCATCTCTAATGCCTCCAAATTGAGATAAGGTTGGAAATGTTTTTCTTCAGGTCCTCAACATCCCGCTGATCGCCGGAAGGTCCGCCCCTGCGTCCCGCAAGCGCGGCCAATGTTTTCGCAAACGAACGGCTACCACCTGCATCCCGCAGGGCTCGCTCGATTTCTCTTTCCGTAAGGTCGCGCCCCTCCCGCTGTCCTTCGATGCAGTCGGGGACTTTGGCAAAAATGGACAGGTCGAAGGCCGCCTTCGCCGCCTTGCCGTCGATGATGGAATCGATGAAGCCCTTTTCGTGGGCGTCTTTCGCGTTCATCCAGGTTTCCGCCTTCATCATATCCCGGATCTCCCGCTTCCCGAGCTTCGTTCCAGAAGAATAGACATCGACCATGTTCCCGCTGATCTTTTCGAGGACGTCGGCAATCTCCCGGAGGTCGAACTGGTTCCCGAGCGCGAAGGCGAACGGTTCGTGAACCATGATCATTGTATTTGCATATGCCTGTCTTTCCTTCCCGGCGAGCGCGATGAACGACGCTGCGGAGGCCGCCAGGGACTCTATGCGGGTGACGATTTTCGACTTGTGCGACTGGAGGGCGTTGTAAATAGCCATGGCATCGAAAACGTCTCCCCCGGGGGAATTGATTCTGACGGTGATTTTCGGCTGTTTCGTTTCCGCGAGAGCCCGGACGAATTCCCCCGCCTCTATGAACGGCCAGCCGATAACGTCATAAATCAGGATTTCAGCCTCATTATCGGCGGAGGCGTCAACCTTGAACCAGTCCGGCTTGTCGAGCGACTTCCCCCAGAATCGGGCCGTTGCCTCCGCGTTTTTCGCCGTGCGGTATGAAAGTTTCATTGCGTCGCGCCTCCCTCTGCCTGTTTCGGGGATGAATCTTTGACGGTGCTCGTCCTGGTCCGGTATTCGTCGCCGCCGTCGTATGGGTTCCGGTCCTCAAGGTCCCGCGCCTCGTTCGGGTTCAATATTTCGGAGTTGATTCCAATCTGATAACCTTCCATGCGCGTCTTGAAGTCGCCGCGCTGGAGGGCGTTCATATTGAACTTTGCATAGAAACGGCCCCTCTCCTCCGGGGCTATGAGGTCGCGCCGGATCGCGCTTTCATAGGACGGGCAATCGATGGAATACATTTGATAAAGCAACATGAATTGTTCGGACGAAGCGTAGGTTTCTGCCTTGTCCCCAGCACAGACCAGCATGAGGGGGACCCTGTAAAGCCCGCAAATCTGGGCCTCCGTCATTTTCATGAGTTCCAGGAATTGAGCGTCAACCAGCTTGATTTCCGGGAAGGTGGCCTTCATCCCCTCGTCGATGAGCATCATTTCCCAGAACTTCCCGAGGCCTTCATACTTCTCTTTCAGGGCGGCCTTCCTGTTTGAGTGTGCCTTTGCGTTCAGGACCTCCGGGTGCTCGAAAATGACCCCGGGGCGCATCCCCCTCAAAAAGAATTGAGAGAGAAATCTCCATCCGGCGGATGTAAGCCCCATGGTCTCCCTTGCATACTCGACCGGACTCAAGCCGACGTAACCATTGAGGGTGAAGGGTCGGAGATGAAACACCTGTTTCTGGTTCAGATGCCGAATGTCCCCGTTCGGAAAATGGATTTCGTAGTCGATGCTGTAATCTTCGTTCTGGGTGATGTTTCTGATCATGGAATACGGAATGGGGATGAGTTCCCGGATCGGCCGGCCGGGGAGTCCGGCTTTATAAGCGATGAAGTTCCCGCGGAGAGACACAAGGGCCTCCGCCATGCCCCAGAACTCCGGGGCCGTCATCCAGGAATTCGGCTGGTGGAGGAGCTTTTCGTAAAGGTAGTGGTCTTCGGCCTTCTTCTTCATTTTCCCGTCCGTCTCCATGAGATGACAGGGGAGCCTTTGAATGGTTGCGGACCGCAGGCGGATACATTTCTGAACTGCTATGAGCCGCATGGCTGTTTCGGGATTAACTGAAACGCCGGACGAGGTTGCGTTAGAGTCCATTCCGAGAATCATGCGCTCCAATTCTTGCGGGGACATGGCGCGGGGCCGCCCCAGGAAAGCGGAGCCGAGATTCTTGATGTAATCGAGAATTCTCACTTCATAGCCAGTTCACAATCAGATTGCGATAATGGCTATATGGTGGCATGCTAAAAGTTTTGGCGAAACGGACAAAGACGGACAAAAGCGGACAAATTGGGACAAAAGCGGACAGGCTACGACATTTTCAACCTCAACCGCCATTCGTCGGCGGTTTTTTTCTTCAAAACAGGATGGCCGGCCGGATCGCGCTTGACGGGAAGGCCCCTGTGACGGTGATAGCGGATCGCCGTCTTCTCACTCACGCGGAGATAATTCGAGATCTCCTTCCAGCCGGTCAAAAGCTCATTCATTGGCTTCTCCTAAAAACTCATTATTCCGGGTTCTTCGGGGATTTGCCTTCGTTTGGCCTCCGGGTTCATCGCCATGAGCGCCATACAGGTAAACGTCGCCATGAGGGGGTCGATCTTCCCCGTCCCGGACGCCGCCTTCGTGACATAGGCCGCGTTCCCCCGGACTTCCATCCTCGCGTTTCCGACACACCATTCCATGAGTCGCTGGCTTCCGTGGGCTGCCGTCTTCTCGGCAAGCCTGCGTTCCAGCGTTTTGATCGCCCCGCTCATGCGCCAGTTTGGGGGTACGCCCACAATGCGATCATGCTCGATGGCGTAGTCCCCGTTTTTGTCGCCCTGCTCTAGGTCGTCGATGATCGCCCCGATTCCAACCGGGTCCACGCCGATCCGGTCCAGGAGCCCGGCCCGCTCAAAACGCCTCACGATGTCCCCGAATTGCTGTACGTCCGGCCCGGGTTCATCGATAATAACGAGATCCCCGTCCCGCGCAAAGTCGGCGTACCGGGCGGCCTCCGACTTCCGGCGATCCAGGGCGATCCGGTGAGCCCACGCGCGGTTCCAGAAAAGGAGCCCCCCCGTCTCGATGTCCCGCCCCATGACGCACATGCCGAGAAGGTCGTCCAGGCCGCCACCGTCGCCGCCGACTACAACAACCTCCGACCGCTGCTCGATGTCATCCAGGGTGACGCCCGCCGCGCAGCCTTCCCAGAAGTCGGCGCCGCTCCATCTCTGCGACTTCAGGGAGAGGCCCATTTCCACGTTGAGGTGCTTGGCGAGAAATCCCTGCATGCTCTCGGGGCCCTGCTCCTCGGCCTTTTTGAACTCCCGAAGGATGAACTGCTCGTCCACCGAGGCGCCGAGGTTCGGGTTCGTGACGTAGAAATATTTCGGGTCCAGGTGCTTCTTCTCGTCAAGAATGGCTTTCGGGAACTCGTAGATGATCGGGAGAAAGTGGGGATCGTCTATCCGGCCGTCCCGGACGCCCCGGGCATAGTCCAATTTTTGTTTGAACACGCCGGCCGGTGCTTCGTCAGATTGCGTCGAAAGGTAGATCACGAATCCCTCGGGGCGGGAAGCGAGGCCGCCGCAAGCCTCGCGGAGCATGTTCTCCGCGTTCGGGCGCTTTCCGAAAAGCCATAGTTCGTCAATCAGGACCGCCGTGGACTTCTTCCCGCCCACGGTTTCGGAGTCGGCGGCCACTACCTTGAGGGTGGCGCCTGTCCCGCGGTGAGTGATCTGACGATAATGCTCCTGAACGTGCATCAGGCTTGAAAGTTCTTCGTCGGCCCTGATCATGTCCCGGGCCGGATAGAAGCTGTTGTTCGCGATTTCGACCGTGGGGGCGAGGATGGTAAACTCCGCGGACTCCCTCCAGTTGCGGACAAGGGCGGTCATCATGATTCCGGCCGATGACGTTGATTTGCTGTTCTTTTTGCTGATCAGCAGGAAGAATTCCTGAATCATCCGGCGGCCCGCCTCGGGGTCGTAGGCGCCGAAAATCGAGGCCACGAAGTCAAAGAGCCACTTCCTCCCGGCCTCGCCCAGTGTCGGGCGGCCCAGGACATCGACAAGCCGCAACTCTTTGAAAACCGACATGGCGGCAGCGGCTTCCGCTGGGAAAAGCGGCGGAAGGGTGATCAGGGACTCTCCGGAAAGAATCCGGCGCTCCCAGTCTAAACATTTCGTACTCCATTCCATCCTACTTCACCAGTTTCAGCGGCGGGGGGCCTGACGCATACTTCCCGGCCGCTGCGTCTTTCGCTTTTTCCTGGAGATCCTTTTTCTTACCCTTCGCCTCCGTCGCCCTAGAATGGACGAAAGGGGCGGCCGCAATCGCCATGCGGTCCCTGCGGTCCTTCTTCGCCCTTTTGTCGTTCATCACCTTGAGCATGTAGGTCAAGGGATCCAGATTCTCGGCCTCGGCCTCCCGCGCAACGTCGGCCGGAACCTTCGGCGCTTGCGCCTCCCGCTCGACCGTTTTCTTGTTCCTGGCCCCTTTTGGCCTCCCTGCTCCCGGTCTGTATCCGCCGCTTGCCATTTTGATTTCCCTCACGTTTGATTTTCTGGTGTTGCCTGATTGAAAATATCAAAAATCAAGATTTAATCTCCGAATGGGGAGCCGGCCGGTTTCCGCTTGGTCAA